CAGCGCCAAATGCTGTTACCAGTTTGCCCGCTGGTTGGTCAGCCAGCATATCGTCGAATGACGTCACAATTACACACACTGTCGGCAAGCAGGTAAAAGACGTTACTTATTGGGGATATACGGCGTCTTCGGCGTTGTGGCACGCTCGCTACCCGACAGCTAGCAATGAATTAACTACAACAAACGCAGGAAAAACAACCGCTTTTACGATTCGTATTTCTAACACGGTTGTGTCGTGCGACAGCGGCGGCACTGCTCGAATAGTTTGTTTCTTTTAATGGGGTGTTGTTGAGCCATGACTCTCGCACCTCCAAAAATTCTTCAGATACGTATATTAAGCGTAACCGAGTTGCCGGATCGGCTATCCGGAAACTATTGGTCTAGCAGCGCTTATCGGTGGACAGCCACGTTAGCGGTTAATCCGCAAACTCACGGCGACCCGGCGTCTTCAACAGGCTTTTACTACACAGCCCGCGACATCAAAATCGGCGACTATGTCGTAACCAGCGGCCGTGGTTTAATTCTTAAAGTAATTGCTGTAAATGCCGGTTCGGTTACAGACACGTCTATCCAGTGCACGCTTGAAGACGAAAATCAATACAACGCGTTTCTAAGCGAAAACTCAGACGGTGACGGTTTAATTCCGTCAAACAATACAGAAGGCGTACTGTTTGAAACAAAAAACGGCTGGCCTATTTTGCATCCTTTACCGGACGCGTTGGCTGGTACGTTGCCGCCCTATTTTTCAGCTGACATTATTTCTCGGTTTATGTACACCCGGCCCGCCGACTCTGGCGGCAGTGGGTCTGCAGGCCCTACAGGTGCTGCTGGTCCTACTGGTGTTGCAGGCCCAACCGGCGTTGCTGGAGCTACTGGTCCAACTGGCGCTGCTGGGCTAAACGGAGCTACTGGTCCAACCGGTGTTGCTGGAGCTACTGGTGTTGCTGGTCCAACTGGCGTTGCTGGGTTAGATGGCGCTACTGGTCCAACTGGGGCTGCGGGCGCTACTGGCGTCGCAGGCCCGACTGGCGTTGCTGGAGCTACCGGTGTTGCTGGGTTAGATGGCGCTACTGGTCCAACTGGGGCTGCTGGCCCAACTGGCGCTGCGGGCGCTACTGGCGCCGCAGGCCCGACTGGCGTTGCTGGAGCTACCGGTGTTGCTGGGTTAGACGGAGCGACGGGCCCAACCGGCGCTGCTGGGCTAAACGGAGCTACTGGTCCAACCGGTGTTGCTGGGCTAGATGGCGCTACTGGTCCAACTGGGGCTGCTGGTCCAACTGGCGTCGCGGGTGTTGTTGGGGCTACGGGCGTTATTGGCCCAATTGGCCCCGCTGGCGTCACCGGTCCAACTGGTCCTGTTGGAGCTACTGGTCCAACTGGGGCTGCTGGGTCGCAAGGTATAGACGGAGCGACGGGCCCAACCGGCGCTGCTGGGCTAAACGGAGCTACTGGTCCAACCGGTGTTGCTGGAGCTACTGGTGTTGCTGGTGTTGCTGGATTAGACGGAGCTACTGGTCCAACCGGTGTTGCTGGTCCAACTGGTGTTACAGGCCCTACAGGTCCTGCTGGTCAGCAAGGTGTTGCTGGTCCTACTGGTGTTACAGGTCCTACAGGTCCTGCTGGTGTTGCTGGGCCGCAAGGTATAGACGGAGCTACTGGACCTACAGGCCCCGCCGGGGTTGCTGGTCAGCAAGGTGTTGCTGGTCCAACTGGTGTCGCCGGGCCGCAAGGTATAGACGGAGCTACTGGACCTACAGGTCCTGCTGGTCAGCAAGGTGTTGCTGGTCCAACTGGTGTCGCCGGGCCACAAGGTATAGACGGAGCTACTGGACCTACAGGTCCTGCTGGTCAGCAAGGTGTTGCTGGTCCAACCGGTGTTGCTGGCGCTACAGGTGTTACAGGTCCTACAGGGCCTGCTGGTGTTGCCGGTGTTGCTGGTCCAACCGGTGTTGCTGGCGCTACGGGTGTTACAGGTCCTACAGGGCCTGCTGGTCAGCAAGGTGTTGCTGGTCCAACTGGTGTTGCTGGGCCGCAAGGTATAAATGGCGCTACCGGGCCTACAGGGCCTGCTGGTCAGCAAGGTGTTGCTGGACCAACTGGTGTTGCTGGCGCTACAGGTGTTACAGGTCCGCAAGGCTCGTCTTTAAATATTCGCGGGCAGCTTGTAGAGTGGCCGCCGTCGTGGCTGCCCGAGTTTGGCGATATGTGGGTGGCCGTCGATCCCGTGCCGCTTGACACGCCAGTTTATTTGAGCGTGCAACCCGGCGACGGCATCGCGTGGGTCGAGTCGGGCGATGGCGGAGATTGGTTAAATGTCGGGCCTTTCAGAGGACCTATTGGTCCGCAAGGTTTATTGGGCCCTAGCGGCCCAACGGGCGCACAGGGTATTCAAGGCATTCGCGGCGCGACCGGCGTACAGGGTCCGTCTGGCCTCGTCGGCGCAACAGGCCCGCAAGGACCGGCGGCAAGCAATATTGTGCTCAGCGTTAACTCTCAGACAGGGGTGGTTGTGTTGCAGTCTGACGACATCACGCTCGACACAGAATTTACGGTTTTAGCAGTCGACCAAGGCGACCTTGCAAATAATACAGTCATAGCAGCCGGTACGTCGTTGACGACGATTATCCGGCGCATGCTTCAAAAGCGCGTTCCGGCGACGTACTTAACGCCGACGCTCGTTATTGGTAGTACGACCGCCACGGCCACAATTGAATACGGCTCTACTATAAATACGACGTTGTCATTGACGTGGACAAAAAGGGACGGCGGCGACCCAACACAGTTTAGATACCGGCAAAACAATCAAACTATAAACACAATTTCAGGGGCCACGGCCGCCGATTTTACGGTCCCGACATTTAATTTAACCAGCACAGCGACATTCAACGCTGTTGCGGACTACGCCGCGGGACCAGCAAAACCAGACAACTTTGGCGACGCTACGTTGCCGTCTTTGCCGGCAAGTACTGCTTCGTCTGGCAACGTGGTCCTAACGCCGGCGCATAAACGGTATTATGGTTGCACAGGCGCAGACACGCTAGACAACGATCTTGTGCTAGGGCTGCCGAATAGCGACTTACCAGCAAACAACGCCGTTTCGCCGCCGATCGGTTCCGGATCGGACTTTACAAATTCGCGTAGCATTGCTAGAAAATTTAATCCAGATGGGCAGTACATTTACTTTGCGTGGCCTAACTCGTTAGAGGGCAGCACCGCCCCGGTCTTCACCGTAGGCGGATTATCGACTAGCGGCTGGGTAAAAACGACGGTACAGTTACGAAACGAACAAATAACAGCGAAATTATCAATTGCTGCGACTACCTACGCCGTGTACCGTAGTCCAAACAAAATTAACGGCACCGATGTTAATGTTCAGGTGACGTGATGAGTAATCTACCCGGAACAAACATAATCGCGGCTATTGTTCCGTTTACAGAGCTCGACCAGTACGCTACCCATGACGCCAAATACGGTAAAGGCGGGTATCGGTCTGTAACGAATGTTACCGCCCGCAACAATATTCCGCCTGACAGGCGCAGTATCGGCATGACAGTTCGGACAACTGATGATAATATAGTGTGGATTTTAACGTCAGATGACGGCACTTTGAATTGTGTAAACTGCGTGTGGGTTAAAGAAGTCGATACGCTATCCATGGATGGCGGTGAGTTTTAATCGTTTTTTTCGGTCGCTAGTTTTTTCTGGGTATACTGTACTCGGCGGTATCCCTTACTTGGAGTAGTCTCATGCCTAATGTTATTCGGATTAAGCGTCGTCTTGTTGGTGCTGCGCTCGGCACAGCGGTTCCCACGCAGTTACGCAATGCCGAACTAGCGTTCAACGAGATCAACAATACGCTGTACATCGGGCGCCAAGGCGACACGACCGGAGCGACGGAAAACGCCGCCGCCGTGGCGCTTGCCGGCGATGGCGTGGTGTGGACTGGTACCGCAACGTTTGGCAACGTTAAGACTACTGGATATTTCGCGGCCGGTGACGAAGCCTACGCATACACAAATACTTTTCCGCCGTCGGTTGATAGCGCGCAAGGCGGCAAGTTGCTGGCTAGCACTGAATATGTCGACAGCGCGCTGGCGCGGGGCACTGGAAGCGGTATGTCGCTTTTCCCTGTTGCCGCTGACGTCGCAACAACTGTGCCGATTGTTGCCGGCAGTTACTACGACAATCTTCAAGGGCTGGGCAGTGTAAGAGTCGCTATCCCGCAACCGTCGTCGGCTTCAGCGGGTCTGGCGCTATACGAGTTGAAGGGTACGCCGACAGTGCAAGGCGTTAACCTTGTCGCCAACGACCGCGTTTTAATCATGGGTCACTTGGACCCGACGAACATCGGCATTTGGACGATTCCGGCTGGCGCCGGTTCTTCCACGCCGTGGGTCCGCGAAACTGCTTTGAACGTCGCGCAGTCGTACACGTACGGCGCGCGTGTTTTTGTAACCGCTGGCGACTATGCAAATAAAACGTTTGCCGTAGCGAGTGACCCGCTAAATCCGACAAAGGATGTCGGCGGACCTAACTTCAATACGCTTAGTTTTATTCAGCATAGTTCTGGTGCGACAACAGTACCGGCTGGTGCCAGCATAAAGTTCAAGCGCGTTGTCCGCGCCAAGAGCGACTATTACCAGATCATCAACGGTAAAGTCGTTGTTGACGGTATTGTGCTGAATCAAAACGACCGATTTATTTGGACGCCTAAAAACGAGAATCCCGGCGGGCATAACATAATCGGCAGCACCTACACCCCCGGCTCGGTGCCCGGCGACGGCACCGGCGACGAATCCGGCGGTTACGACAGTTCGCGCGCTGGTATCTATCGCGTCAATTACGACAAAACACTGACTACGAACATTACGACGGGGTTACCGGATTTTTACAGCGTTGTATCGCGCGCTGGTGATTTCAATGAAGACGCAGAAGCCGTCGCCGCGCACAACACTAAAGTGCTCGTTCGCGAAGGGCAGAACAACGCAAACAAAATATTCACTATTACCACGAACGCGTCGAGTTTTATTCTTGCCGACGAGTTTCCCGGTGAAGTTGCGCTGTTTACATACGACTCAAATTGGAGCGGCGCGGGCGGGGCATTGTCTGGCACACCGATGATCGACGGCGTGCAAACTGTTTTCGAAGACCTTACCGCCAATCCGCCGCGTCTTGGCAGCGTTGTGCTGGTTAAAAACGAAGTCGATAAAACAACAAACGGCCTGTACTACATCAAAACAAATAGCACGTGGATTCGTCACCCGGCCGCTAACGAAACAGGTGAACTAACTTACGGAAGTTATATCCGCGTGAAATACGGCGCGATTAACAAGAACAGCGGCTTTGTGCAGGTTTCGAATTTTGATCCGCTTATTATCGGCACGAACCCCATTGTTTTTGAGTCGCCGCAGGCATTGCTGGACTTCCGCGCTGGTGTTGGCTTAGGGCGCGACGGGCGATCTTTTTACGTCAAAACAGCAGACGCTTCACGCATCAACGTCACAGAAGTCGGCGTCGACCTCGGGCTTGTTCCCAATGTCGAAACGACTCCCGCGACGCTTACTACGGCGTACATCAAAGTCCACGCTGACAAATATGGCCGCGTCACTGCAGATAGCCGCGAAACTATCACGGCCAGCGAATTGCGTGACTCCATTTATTCGGGAGTTACGCCAGACACTACTGGTACGAGTTATCTCGTGTTCTCCGAGAGCCCTGCCCTCACCGGCGTGCCGACAGCGCCAACTGCTACTGCTGGTGACAATTCAACGCAGATTGCCACTACAGCATATGTGCTGGCTAACGGTGGCAGCAGTATTTTAGGGACTAACAACGCGTTTACCGGCGCAAACACGTTTACCAACGCTACTGGGCAGACGTTCCGTACAGCCGAAACCGCTGACGCCATTATTGTTAAAGGTGGTGGCAATACAAACAGCCGGTCTATCACGCTGATTACAGATACGCTGAGCGCGAGCAGGACTGTCACGTTCCCCGACCATACGGGTGACTACACGTTAGTCGGCGCTGGGACTACGCAAACGCTGACGAACAAGACGCTCACAGCGCCGAAGATGACCGGCACCTACATTGCTGACACAAATAACAATGAGTTGATCAAGTTTCCAGCGGTCGTGGCCGGCGCTACGAACGAGATTACTGTAACCAATGCGAGTAACGGTTTGGCCCCTGAAATCTCGGCTACTGGCTCGGCCGACGCTAACATCGACCTCAAGTTAACTGCAAAGGGCACTGGCGCCGTTAATTCGACGAGCAACTTTACGGTGTCATCCGGTAAATCGCTTAATCTATCCAACACTATTGTAACCGCAGGCACGAATGCGCAGGGGCAAGGAGCACTCACTAACGATATTAACATTGTTACGTCCGCGGCCACTGCACCGTCCGGCGTAACGCTCCCAACAGGTACGGCTGGTCGTGTTGTGGTTATTGTTAATCGCAGCAGTCAAGCAAATACGGTAAACGTATACCCGGCTTCTGGCGGTACAATTAACGCCCTCTCCGCAAATGCTTTTTTTGCTGTTGCGGCAAATTCTACTGCTATTTTTCGCGCCTCCAGCGCCACCCAGTGGTATTCCGAAATAGTCGATCTTGTTAACGGCACGACCGGCACATTGGCTGTCGGCAGCGGCGGTACTGGCGCGACAACGTTTACTAACGGTGCAATTTTAAAGGGAGCCGGTACGAACGCGATAACGACGGCTACTTCCGGAACTGATTACGCGCCTGCAACACCGAACGGTACGGCTATTCTCAAGGCTAACAACTCTGGCGGATTTTCCAGCGCCGCCGCCGGAACTGATTACGCTCCCGCAACACCGTCCGGTACGGCTATTCTCAAGGCTAACAACTCTGGCGGATTTTCCAACGCCACCGCCGGAACTGACTACGTTGTTGGCGGCACGGCCACTTCCGGCAAGATTGTCACCCAAGCGGCGACGGCTACTAGCGGCACCTCGTCATTGTTAATTACCGCGTCTACGGGCACGCCTACGGCCGGACTTGTCTCCGGCGACCTCTGGAACACCTCTGGCGTTCTTAAGTTCTACAACGGCAGTGCCACTAAGGACATTGCGTTTACTGATAGCGCGATGTCGGGTAACACAAGCGGCACGGCTGCTGGTTTGTCGGCCACGCTTGTTGCCACGTCTGGTGGCACGGGGCAGTCAGCGTACAGCACGGGTGACTTTCTTTACGCTGGCAGCACGAACCCATCGTCTCTAACCAAACTCGCGAAAGCAAGTAGCGGCACAGTCGGCGCGTTAATTCAAGACGGCACCACTGGCGTGCCATCGTGGCAGACTGTTACAGGCACCGGTAACGTCGTCCGCGCCACGTCGCCGCAACTCACGACAAGTCTTACGACTGATTCAGGCACGTTTGCGCTGCTCGACACAACGGCGACAACTATTAATGCGTTCCGCGCCGCAACTGCCATCACAATCGGCTCGGCGACGTCGGCTACAACTACTATTCAAAGCACACAGGCGTCGTCAAATTCGACTACTGGGGCGCTGGTCGTATCCGGTGGTCTTGGTGTGGCTAGCGCCTCTTTCTTTGGCGGCAATCTCACGGTCGCGAGCAACGGATCAATTGGCGGAGATTTAACCGTCACGGGCAACCTGACGATCAACGGTACAACGACTACTGTTAATACTAACACGTTAAGCGTTGAAGATAAAAATATTGAAATCGGCAACGCTGCTGTGCTTTCAAACGTCAGCGGCACGTGCGGTTCCGGCGTGCCTCAGATATCGGTCTCAAGCACAAACGGCATGATGGCCGGACAGGCTTTAACATATGTGTCCGGTTCAGGGAATTTTGCTGCAGGCACGCGCATCGCGTCTGTAGACAACGCGACCCAAATTACTTTAAACACTAATCCAACGGCCGCCGGGCCGATTGTGTTTAACGTAGGCGGGGCTACCAATTTTACGGCTATCGGTGGCGGCGTTACGATTAAGGGTACTGTAGATAAAACGTTTCAAATCACAACCAGCAACGTACTCGACTCTAGTTTATTCAACTTTACCAGTAGCGAACATATTAATGTTGTGACTGGTAAAACGTACAAAATCAACGACACATTAGTTCTTTCGGCCACAACGCTTGGTAGCGGCGTTACAGCCTCTAGTCTTACAAGCGTCGGCACGATTGGAACTGGCACGTGGCAGGGCACGGCTGTTGCGGTGGCCTATGGCGGCACCGGCGCCGCGAACGCTGCTGATGCCCGTACAAATCTTGGCCTCGTTATCGGAACGAACGTGCAGGCCTACGATGCTGAACTTGCGGCTATTGCCGGATTAACAAGTGCGGCTGACCGTCTGCCGTACTTCACGGGTTCAGGTACAGCGTCGCTTGCGACGTTCACGACGTTTGGGCGTAGCCTCGTCGACGACGCCGACGCGTCTGCTGCGCGGACAACCCTCGGACTCGTTATCGGAACGAACGTGCAGGCCTACGACGCTGAACTTGCGGCTATTGCCGGTTTAACAAGTGCGTCTGATAAACTGCCGTACTTTACCGGTGCTGGCACCGCTTCAGTGGCTGACTTCACAACGTTTGGTCGTAGTCTCGTTGACGATGCCGACGCGGCTGCTGCGCGGACAACCCTCGGACTCGTTATCGGAACGAACGTTCAGGCGTACAACGCCACCCTCGGGCACGTCGCGGCCGGCACGTACTCAGGCGATGATAGCATCACGACGGTTGGTACTCTTGCAAGCGGCGCGCTCGGCACGGGTTTTACGGCAGTCAACGTGGCGCAAGGCGGCACAGGTGCAACAACTCTTACCGGGCTTGTAAAAGGAAACGGCGCTTCTGCCTTCACAGCCGCCACTGCGGGTTCAGACTATGTTGTCGCCGGAACAGCAACTGTTGGCGGTTTGCTTCTTTCTACGACAACCGGGATATCGGCCGCCGGTACGGTTCAAGCAGACGCGACTGCTCTTACAAACGATATTAACGTAGTAACTACGACGGCAAGTAATACGGGTGTTCGCCTGCCCGTGCCCGCTGCTGGTCGCGTTATCGCTGTAGTTAATCGCGGTGCAAACGCGCTCAAAGTTTATCCGGCCACTTCGACCGCTATTAATGCGCTCGCTAACAATGCGGCGTTTTCGGTGGCCGCTAACGCTACGTTAACGTTGCGCGGAAGCAGTGCAACTCAGTGGTATGCAGAACTAACCGCGGAAAGCCCGTGCGCCCTTGTCGCGGACTGCACCCTCGACGGCGGCACGTTCTAAGGAATTAACAATGCAATTTAACGTGTCCGTACAGGGCAGGCCGTATAAGACCATTGAAGCTCCCAATACCGGGGTTGCTTTATCTATGGTGGCGGAAGACATCGCGGCCGGGTTAGTCCCCGACCTCGACCCTGACGCCGATCAGAATATTGCCATTGTTCCGGCCTAATCTGACTTGTCAGGTTTTTAGCCCGGGTGTAGTATAGCGGCGTCTATTCCGCTATACGGGCTTTATCATGCCTAACACGATTCTTCTCAAAAAAAGCAGCACCGCAGCTGCCACGCCTACTGCCGGGCAACTTTCACCGGGCGAACTGGCTATCAATACAGCCGACGGCCGGTTGTTCGCCAAGAACTCTGCCAACGCTGTGGTGAATCTCCCGGTGTCGAGCATTAGCGGGCAGGCTATTACGCCGTCTTCTGTCGGGGCTACCGGTAATGTTTCAGGCAGCACTTTAACTTCCACCGTGGCAACAGGCACTGCGCCGCTCAGTGTGACATCGACGACTGCCGTTACGAACTTAAATGCTGATACCGTAGACGGCCAGCACGCGAGTGCATTTGCCACATCGGCCCATACGCACGGCAGCGTTACCAGCGACGGTAAAATCGGTTCGACCACCGGGCAGGTAATTACAACGGGCGCGGCCGGTGTGCTGCAAGCCTCTGCGACCATACCAGCCGCAAACCTGCCCGCTCCGCAGCGGCTCTCTTCTTATTGCTCTGGCCTTTTCTTTGGGTAAACAATGGCTGCACCAAATCTACAGGCTCCGACAACAGTCACTGGCAAAACGACGTATTTGTCTTTGTCCGCAACAACTGAAACGACGCTGCTGTCAAACGCGGCGGCAAGTAACAAAGCGTTGCGTATCGCTAACTTAACAGTGGCGAATAAATCTACTACCACAAGCGCGTCAATTGCAGCAAAAATCTACACGGCTGCGAGCGCCGGTACGGGCTATTCTTTAGCCGCTACGGTGACTGTACCTGTAGGCGCTGTTGTTATCTTAATCGGCAAAGAAAATCCGGTGTGGCTGGAAGAAGACAAGCGCATCACAGTTACAGCCGGCACAGCAAATATTCTTGACGTTGTTTGCTCGTATGAAGAGGTTGCATAATGCCCCGCCCGTCTGGTGGTTATGCTGCTGGGTACGTGACGCCCGTACTGAGTTCTAATGCGGCTGTGGGAGTGTGGACGCCGCGCGATGTATACGCCAATCGAGCCGCCGGTACGTGGCCTGTTGAGGGCACGGCTACGCCAGCGTTCTCGACTGTTGGCTACACGCGACTGTGGGGTTTAACCACAAAATCTTCTGGGCTGGTCACGGGTACGGCCGCAACCGACACCGGTCGGTATAACGTGAAATGGTGGGACAACACTATTACAAACCATCTTTCCGGCGGCACATTTAGCAAAGCAGCCGCGGGTGGCTATCGCGCGTTTGAGATTTATCCGGTGCGGCAAACACTCACTTCCGCGTCTAGCAATGCGGTTTTAGCCTACAAAAACGGCTATAACGTCACTATCGACACCGGGCAGAGTAAGTTCGGCGGCGCAAGCGCTTCTTTTGGCGGCAACGGCGACTATCTCAGGACATCTGTTGCGTTTAACTACTCATCAAACTTCACGATAGAGTTTTGGTTTCGGCGATATGCCTCGGGCAGCGGTCAGGCCCCTACGTTTTACGAAGCCGGTGATATTCAAGGCGGTCAGGGCGGCTTGCATATTTATTATTTAAACGGTCAGATGCAGGTTAGCGACGGAATCGCCCCGGGCATCTCTGGCGGGTCAATTCCGGCGTTAAACACGTGGGTACATATTGCCCTAGTGCGGAACAACGGCACAAATACGTTGTACGTTGACGGCACCAGTGTTGGAACGAGCACGCAAGATTACGCGGCGCAGATAACAAATAACATCATCTCAATCGGCGGCGCCCCAAACTACAGTTTTTATATCCACGGCTGGATCGACGATTTTCGGCAAACGCAAGCCGCTGTTTACACAGCCAATTTTACGCCGCCTACGGCAGCCCTCACCGCGATTACTAACACAGCGCTCCTGTACAACTTTAATACAGACTTTGACTCTATACCGTTCGGACAGTTTGACGGCTTTGACGTGTCGTCTAACAACATCACCAAGTTGCGAGGAGAAAGCCTCATAATCGACCGCGGACCGGGCTTCAATCAGTCGGTATACATGTATATCGGGTATCCGCATTATGGTTATGGGTATGTGCCACAGTGGGTTCCCGGTCCAGCAGAATTTGCAAGTTTGAAAAACAATGATCTTGCAGCCGCTGATTTGGACCAGTTCTACACAGACCTCGGCGCCAGCAACGCCGGTGTTTTGAGCGTGCAGGGCAACCCCGGCATATCAGCCGACACGCCATCTATAGCCACAGCGAAAGGCTATACGGTGTTTGGCAGCGTGCCTCCGGCTACGACATTGCTTTTAAATTGCGAGGGGGCAAATAACGGAACCACGATTACAGACTCTAGCGTAACAGCGCAGACTATTCGCCGCCTCCACACCGGCAGCACTGCTCCCGTTACCAGCACAACGCAGTTTAAGTATGGTTCGTCTTCGGTTCTTTTTAACGGCAACAACTGGCTGGACAACTTAAACGGCAATTCGGCTAATGTCTTGGGTACCGATAATTTTACTGTAGAAATGTGGGTGTACTTAGCGTCTCGGGGAACGGTGACGCCAATCTTTGAGTTAGACCAATACACTGCTGGTATTTTGTGGCGCGTAGGCAGCAGCGTAGATAGTCTTTGGATCAAAAACAACCAATACAACTGGTCGCCGGCTACGCACGTTCCTTTAACGACATGGACGCACGTGGCGCTTGTCAGAGAGAACGATAATGTGCGCGTATACGCAGGTGGGGTGCAGCGGCTGTCTGTCAACTTACCTGCAAACACGTTAGTTGGCACAGCGGGCAAAATAGTTATCGGCGCGTCTACGCATGATAATTACACTACCCGTATGACCGCCAACAGTTATCTTGACGACATCCGGCTGACACGCGGACTTGCTCTTTACACGGGCACCTTCACGCCGCCGACGGCGCAACTTACGGCACTATAATGATTTTCTATTACGGCACGCCAAAGTACTCTGTCGCGCTGAACGCTAAAGTCGGCTCAAGCAGTATGGCGCGGGCGATTATTGAGCAGTTTTATCCGCGGCAAGATTGGTTGATACGTACCGCGGCGTACCCAGAAGGCAAATCTCCTGAAACTGAACAGTGGCATTGGCTGTGCGGCGGCTCGCCCACGCCGCCAAAGCCTGTAGTGCTACTCGTGCGTGACCCGGTTGCTCGTTTTGTGTCCGCGTGCCAGCAAGTAAACATTAAACCCAGCAATGTCCAAAACGCTATAGACTCAATTATCGATGACGTCCAATGTCATCGCGTCAGGCCAGAAAATTTATCCGACGAGCAGTGGCGCAAACAGTTGGACTACGCGACACGCCAAAATACGCGGATGGGGCAGCAGATGATGGCTCAAGGAAAAAAGCCGCCTCGCCTTGGCTTCCTGCGCGACAACGTGCACTTTCTTCATCAGCACGAATACGCCGTAGGCCCGACGACTTGTTTTCGGTTTCCTCGGGATATGAAGGCCGCTTGGGAGTTTCTTGAGATCGCGGCGCCAATACCGGAAGCAAACAAAGCCCGGCGAAAAAAAGCCGTGTTAACAGAAGAACAAGAAACTGCTGTGCGGCTGTACTACTCGGCAGACCAGCAATTATTTGATAGCATTACTGCGCCGGGTTATGTGTTTACTCCGGACACGACGCCGGCAACAACCGCTGATCTTTGATTTACGCTATTTTTAAACAAAGGACTAACCATGAGCGTTCTTGACCCAGAAACATCCCCGATTTTAGACCCGGCGACCCGCATTGCGAACCAACTTAAACAAAACGCCCGCAATATATTTCGCAACATTACCGGTTCTTTTGCACAAAACGCCAAACTTTTTTGGCAGAACCCGCAAGCGACGCCGCAGGAAATCGCCGCGGCACTAGGCACCGACGGCGTTGAACTTTTTCAGTTGCACGCCAAACTAGGCGAATTGCTGTACTCGATAAAACCCGAAGTCACTACTGCCACTATGGCTATCGTGGGCGACTCTACGTACAACGAGGACGGCTCTGTGACTATTCCGACCACGCCGCCCGCTGAGTGATGTCGGCTAAGCCCCGCGTCCTCGGCGCGTTGTTTACAAAAGGTCTGCAACCAGACTCGCCGCCCCACCACGACCGTATGACACCAGAGATGGGGCGCGCGTGGGCGGAATCAGTAAACGACCACGGCTACGAAGCAATTCTGTTCACCGACGTTGACTGCAGTTTTTTACCGGTGACTGAAGTGCGAATTCCGTGCCGCGGTTTTCCGCACACGTATCGCTTTATCGCGATAGCCGATTATGTAAAAAAGCAAAACTTACGCGGCGAAATCTGGTGTACGGACGTGCGTGACGTAATCATGATCAACCGCCCGCGGCCACAACCCGGGTTTTTGTATGTCGGGTCTGAGCCTGATGGCCCCCGCTCGTGGCGTTGGATGTCGAGTGTGCAGGCTGGTTGCCCTTTTTGGACGTACACAAATTATCCGGGTATAAACTACAATTGCGGAATTGTAGGCGGCATTGATATTGGTGATTTTTTGCAGACGCTCGGTAAGTTAAATAAAATGTGCCGCGGCCTACATGACATGCACTCTTTTATTTATGCCCTGCAGTCGCAAAAAAACATTGTAACCGGCCCTTTGGTGCACAGTGTTTTTACGGCTAATACTCCTACTGACGCTTGGTTTGCGCACAAGTAATCCCGTTGCCATTTTTGCGCGACGGCATTACATTACGTTAAAGCGCGCTAGCGTAAACCCGTTTTTGCGCTACAACGTAAACATTGCTTATTCATCGGAGCATTACCATGGCTGACCCGCAGATCATCGACGCCGTTTCAGAGCCGACCGATACCGCGCAAGTATCTCTTGATACGTCGGCGCTATCGAAAGCCATTCAGAACATTATCGCTAACAACACGCCAGTTGAGACGCGCACGGTTAACCCGGCTGAATACATTAACCGTGCTGGCAAGTCTATGGTGGAGCTCTATGACTCCTACACCAAGCTGCGCACGATCGGCACACACCTAAACGGCAAACTTGTATCAGACCCCATCCCCGATACGCTGCGGATTGAAAACATCTCTATTCGTTTCCGCTCTGTTGAGAACGGGCAAGAATCCGAAGCGCAGACTGTAGAGCTAAAAAATCTGCAGTCAGTCGGAGACATATCGAATATTCTTTCTACGGAAATTGGCGCCGTCATCGTGCTGCTTCAGCAGGAAACAGCCGGCATCCTCGACATCGCCACCAAGACCAAAGAGCTTTGCGACAAGTCTCGGAAGGCGTGGGAAGAGTCGAACAAGGACAAGAAAATTCAAGAAATTGACGCGGACGGAAACGCCGTCACAGAAGAATCGACCCCCGAGTAAGTTAACATTAACGTCGGCAATACCGCAAAGAAAAATACCCGCTGGCGAGGTATACTAAAGCGCATTATGTAGTCCTCGTCCGCGCGACCCGACAGGTCGGAAAATGGTTAAAAAACGAATATCCGATTTGCCGGTAAAATTGGACCCGACGCGTGATGACGTCGTGCCAATTGTTGACGTTAGCGGCCAGCAATTAACAACAAAAAAGACGACGCTTGGCCGCATCCTCGATATTCTCAATGCGGTTACGCGTGCTGAGATCGGGCAGCCGGGCGGTGTGGCCGGACTCGACGTGTCTGGCCGGGTTCCTCTTTCTCAAATGCCGGCTACGCTTGTCGGCGCAACTGGCCCGACCGGCCCGCAAGGCGCCACAGGCGTTATTGGTTTAGTCGGCGCTACTGGCGCGTCTGGCTTAATGGGCCCGCGCGGATATTTAGGCGAGACGGGCCCCACAGGACCTCAAGGGCCCCAAGGACCAGACGGCATTCAGGGCAACGACGGGTACCCCGGAGAACCCGGGCCTGTTGGTTTAACAGGCGAAAAAGGCGCTACCGGCGTTACTGGCGCTACAGGCCCGCTTGGCGCTACAGGGCCACGCGGCATCACTGGCGCAACTGGTATAGCTGGCCCTACTGGAAGCCTTGGCGCGACCGGCTCGACTGGTCCGCAAGGGTCACAGGGCAATGCGGGCCCGCAAGGTTTACAGGGCATTCCCGGTTTAACAGGTCAACGCGGCGAGACAGGCCCAACTGGCGCAACTGGTGTTGCAGGCCCCACAGGTGTTATTGGCGCAACTGGTGCCACTGGGGCAATGGGTCCTACGGGATTAAAAGGCGATCGAGGTTTCTCTGGCCCCGCTGGCGCTGTAGGGCCTGAAGGTGTTCAAGGTGTAGTCGGCCCGCAAGGTCCAGTTGGCCCTCAAGGTATCTCAGGCCCCGCTGGGCCGAGCGGCGCAACCGGTATCACTGGCCCCACCGGTATCGCCGGGCCGACTGGCGTCACTGGCGTTACAGGTCCAAGCGGAGCTACAGGCGTCACAGGCCCAAGCGGCATCGCGGGCCCAACTGGCGTCACCGGTCCCGCTGGCGCGTCTGGTCCGATTGGCCCTTCTGGGCCCCAAGGTTTACAGGGCGTTACTGGTCCGCAAGGACTGACGGGAGATGACGGTCCGCCGGGCGAAACAGGCCCAACAGGTCCGACAGGCGCGACAGGGCCTACAGGTTTAACTGGTCCTACGGGTGTTGGCGAAACAGGCCCAACAGGCCCGACGGGTGTCACAGGTCCCACCGGACCCAGCGGTCCAACCGGTATTGGAGAAACAGGCCCGACAGGTGTTACAGGACCAAGCGGCGCTACTGGCGCTACAGGCGCAGGCGAGACAGGCCCGACAGGTGTTACAGGTCCAACTGGAGCTACCGGACCAACAGGCGCCGGCGAGACAGGCCCGACAGGTGTTACAGGTCCAACTGGCGTTACGGGGCCACAGGGCGCTACAGGCGCAACGGGCGCTAAAGGAGACACCGGAGAGCGCGGCTTATCTGGCCCGTCAGGGCCGCAAGGTCCGCAAGGTCCGGAAGGTCTTCAAGGCTCAGTTGGGCCGGCTGGTCCATCTGGGCCACAAGGTCCTCAAGGTCAAGAAGGTCCTGCAGGCACTGCCGGCGCAAACGGACTGTCTGGCCCATCCGGCCCGACAGGGGCTACAGGGCCACAAGGCGCAACTGGCGCTACTGGTGCTGGTGCCACGGGCGTCGCCGGCCCCACAGGGTCTGACGGGCCGCAGGGCGCTACTGGCGCTACTGGCGCGCAAGGCACGTCCGGCACCAAAGGCGATCGCGGCTTTACTGGACCAGCTGGACCACAAGGCCCGAGCGGCGTTTCTGGCCCAATGGGCCCGTCAGGCCCCCGAGGCATAACTGGGCCCACAGGAGCGACGGGCGTTACAGGACCAAAGGGGCCAACCGGCGATGTCGGCCCAGCCCCAACAGTTCTTCCCGACGAGACCAACCCCTCACGGGTATTTATCGGCGGCGTGCCTGTAATCGCGGCGCAGGGGCAAACAGGGCCTGCTGGACCTTCTGGGCCATCTGGCCCAACCGGCCCACAAGGTGATCCCGGCGGGCCAACCGGCCCGACCGGCGCTACTGGGCCTGCTGGCGTTGCTAGTCTCTGGCCCGTATTTGTATTTGGAGGTTAATTATGGCTGCACCAAACATTGCTGCAACGACAAACATTATCGGCAAGCTTGACACTGCGGCAGTGACAACGTCTATGCAGGTTATGGTGTCTAATCCGGCATCTAGCGGCAAAGTCTACAAAATAAACACGCTCTTTGCTGTGAACGTTACGGGCGCTACCGCGACGGACATGCACATATCGTTATTCAGAGGCAGCAGCGAAGTTCCGATTATTCGGTTTACAGCGGTGCCTGCCGATGCCACACTGGTTGTCATCAGCAAAGACAACCCGCTCTGGTTAGAAGAAGGCGACTCGATTAAGGCGCAAGCCGGTGCAAATGGTCGAACCGTAATTCTCTGCTCGTACGAGATTATTTCTTAAGGATTGCGTCATGGGTAATCGATACTTCGGCGGTTGGTGGCCGGAAAATTTACCTGTCTTTCCGTCATCGGGCGAGACGTCAATTCCCGGCGTGTGGCACATTGACGATGTGCATATGCTGCTTGGAGAAGGCATGACGTCGGAGATAGACCCGACCGTATACATTTACAAACGTAGCCGCGGCGGTAGCTACCCTTACATAAGCTGGCCGCGCGCCACATTCACAGTTGGCGACATTGATGACGTCACTCTCGGATGTAAATCATCTGTTGATTTTTTAGCCAGCGCAACAAAAGGCTCTTCGGCCAACTTTGGGCACGAGTTTAAATTTTATTGGGAAAAAAAAGCGCCGGGTAGCAGTACGTGGGAGCCGTACTCAAGCCCACTTGATCTGATCACAAACAAAATCAAGCTCGGTCAAGAAGTGTTTACGACCGACACTAATGTTTTTCGCGGGTACATGGCGAATTTTCGTTACAGCTCGACTGCCCGGTATATGACCGGTTCAAACGACACGACGATCACCGTAGTGGCGGACCCGGTGTTTGACGGCAATACGCTTGCCCTGCTGAAATTTAATACGAGTTCTACAACGCCGAGTGTTCCGTGGACGTCATTAGACCCGGCCCCAACACCATTTGTGCAAAGTTTTTCAACGGTCACAGACGGTGATTTACCGGGGCAGCAGTACGCGGCTTACACATACGCCGGTTTATACACGCTGTCACATAATACGGGCTTTACACGAAACGACGGCGACTTTTGTGTTGAGTTGTATTTCAGGACTATAGACAACTTAAACTGGGCTTACTCGAACGATCAATACGCCACGCTCGTTGACATGCGTGCTGGAAATACCACAACCGGACCGATCAACGTCAACGCAATAGCTATAACATTATCAAAGCTAAACAAAGTGCAGGTCCGCCGCGGTGATGCGGTTATTATTGAAAGTGACACGTCGGTCGCAAGCAACACAATCAACCTTGAAAACTCGTGGTATCACGTAATTCTCAACAGCAAAGATGGCGTCTTGCGCTTATACCTGCGGCCAATTAGCGACCCAAATCGGGCCGCTACGCTTGTCGGCGAGCCGTACGCCGGCGAACATATTAAAAGACTTCGTTTAACTGACCTCACAAGCGCCGACGACGATACGCAGTTTCGTGTGCGGGTTACATACGGCGCGCTACGAGAAGCGTACAGCGAGCCAGCAACGCTATCAGCGAATGCCCCCGACATTACGTGGAACGATCCGGATGGCGGCCCGGCACCGTACTTTACTGTATCGGGAAATTATTTTCCGCATCTGCTTGGTGCAAACGCGCTTCCAAACCCCGGAAATTTTACAATAAGCTCGGGTGTCGATCCCGGACCCGGGTTTGCCAATAATCAGTTAGATTTCAGGTGGGAATTCGCTACCGAGCGGCTTGACGGGACAGCCATCGAGTTCGACGACGCCGCAACGATACTGGCGTGGAACACGTTTGCCGGTGAAACAGACACAAGTTTTTCTTACAACCTTGTTTGGGCTGGCTCGGGTAACTACTTTGCTTTGCGCGCAGTAGCTATTTGCGGACAGGTCGCCACTGTGTATAGCCCCGTGGCATTTATCGAAAGAGCCGAAACCTGATCATGCGCGTACCCATCAATCAGTTAACGCTACCCGAACAAGCAGCGGCGTACAATCCAGAATTTAAACGCGAGTGCATGCGTACCGGGAATCCCGTGTACGACAAAAATCGAAACATCGTCGCTTTAGACATTGACCGCATTCCGCTGCAGCGGGCATTTCACAAATGCATGATGCGGCACATGGGCTACACCGGCGCAAAGATACCCCCGATGTCAATTGAAATGCCGCTGCCCAAAGAAATGCCGCCTCCACCTGTAGGCGCGTTAGACGCCGTCAAAAAAACAGGTGTCGGGACAGAGTTAAAAACTGTGTTAAATCAATACGGCTTTGTGCTCTCTCCAATTTACGACATTCTCATGTACAAGTTAAATGACAAGTCGATAACCGACTGCGCACAAAATATTGAAGGCATGCTAGACGTACTGGAAGACGAAGCATATCGCAACAAGGTAACCTTCGACCGGGACAAGACTGAGATCATGATCCGGCTCGCAATTCGTAACGCACGGAAAAATTCAAATGGCAGCTAGTGGCGCGTCTGGACCATCTTCTGGTTTGCTCACGAAGGGCAGCGCTTTGTTTTTGACAAACTGCCGCGACAAAAAACCTATTTTCGGCCCCAAGGACGATCCTTGCAGTAAAACAGTCAACGAAGATTGTTGCGGCTGCGGCAAGAACCAGTGCGAGTGCGCGAACCCCACGTGCATGTTTAGTTATCCGGGAAACTCCTACACCGAGTGGGAAGACACCGAAACTTATCAGCAGCTATTTCTGTGCGATGCTGAGAACACCAGCGGCTACGGCATGACGGTTTTTTCTGGCGGCGTTAACAGCTGGTGGGGCTACTACGGCGGCTGGTGGGGCGGCTACGGATGGAACTGGTGGTGGGGCGGCGGATATTGGGGCGGCTGGGGTTGGGGCTGGGGTTGGGGCTGGGGCGGCGGATGGTATTGGGGTTGGGGAGGCCTTGCCCCTAACGAAGAAAACAAATCGTGCACGCCGGTAATTCGCTGGAAAGAAGATTTTTACCGCAAATGGTTTTGCGGCTCAGAGTGTTATGTCTACATGTCGTGGGCCTACGATAGCTGCTCGACACCGTGGGGCGAGTATGAGGTCGTGGAAGCAGGCGAGGCGTGCAACAACAGATTTCGTGGTTGCTGCGCTAGCGCGCCTTCTAATCCGTGCGACTGCGTGTCTAATTGTTATGGCTGCGGTCCCTGCGGCGGCTCGTGGTACGGCTGGGGCTGGGGCGGCGGCTATTGGGGCGGCGGATGGTGGGGTTGGGGTGGTAATACTTTTGGCTGTCATTGTTACGAAAACACGGGCGAAAAAGAAGAAGGGCGCTGGGTGGATTGTTCGTCAGGTTGCGGCAGCGGGTGTCCTCCGTGCTGGTATGGGTACGTGGGCGGTTATGACATTTGGCAGGCTAAATACGGTTCGTGCTACAAGGGCAGCACAAATTCAAGTGTAGCGCGGCTGATCATGTGGGACTGCGAGTCGGGCACATGGAAAAACGTCACAGAAGAAGCGTATGAAATTGTGCCCGGCACCGCCGCGGGCCCGGGTCAGTGGATAGGTTTTTTCAAAACAACCACCGGCCCTGACGATGAAGGCTTTTACACCTGCGAAATGGCGCCGGAAGAAGAATGGGGCGGGCGCTGGAAAATGGAAATTGCCGACGGAGGTATTAAAACCTCGAATCAATATCGCCCGGGCTACTATACATGCGAGCAATGCGGCTCTAACCCAGATTGTAATCCGTACTGGGGCGACAATCCGTGCGGCTACTGTTGCGGAGACTGCCAGCCTATTACGTACTGCGCGTGGCCTGCAGAGTGTTCGCCGCGGGTCAAAGAAATTTCCGAATATCCTGTTACGTGCCCCGAAGAACCAAGCGGCCCTGATTGTTAGTGTGCAACTATGCCTGACTGCAACTATTCAGCGTGCAATCCCTGTGGCCCGATGCCGTCGTGGAAAGACCCGCCAGCAGACAAAAGCGTTGACTGCGAAGATTTAACAGAAGAAGATACGGGCGAAGAGCCTGAGCTAGAGTACGACAACTACGTGACTGATCCGGAAGATTGCCACATTGAAGGTAGCGTCACACCAGAGGTCACTGAATCATACGGCCCGTGTGGCGGTCAAATCATCAAAATTTGGAAGTTCGAAGAAGACTGCGCAAAGGCCACCAATCCAAACGACCGGAAAATGGAGCATGTGCAAATCATTACGGTTAATTACTCAGATAATCCTGAGTGGGTAGAGCCCCCAGCAGATTTGGAACTTGGGTGTGTTGCTGGGCTGGAGTACATTGAAGACGGTCCGCAAGAATTGTCGTATGAGAACCACGCGGAGGGCGATGTAGACGGTTGTCGGGTATCTGGCACGGCGACTGGCTACATTTGCGCGGCTGTCGGGTACTGCTCCGGCATGATCACTCAAACGTGGACTGCCGACGACGAGTGCCGGCGTGTAATTGATCATACGCAAATTGTTACGACGACGGCTGCCACGCAAGCTTCGTGGGTAAACCCGCCGCCTTCTCAGGGCATGACGTGCACGCAGGCGTATTTAACAACGCTGCAGCCATTGTCGGCGTTTCGGTTGCAGTACAAAAACAACTTGCGCGGGCCGTGCAAAATCGAAGGCTACATGGAGCCAAGAATCGAGGTAAATGTGCAGAATTGTACGGGAACTATTACGCGGACATGGGAATTTACCGACCTTTGCCTGCGGACAATTACGCATGTGCAGGTGCTGACCGTCACTCCCGACGTTTGATTTTGATTGCTTGATGCTGCACTTGCTGTCGGCTATGATGCCCGCGAACAAGCGGAGCGCAAGCGTGGCAAAACTCTATTTCCGGCACGGCACTGTAGGCAGCGCAAAGACGTTAAATCTTCTTGCTGTAGCGCACAACTACCGACAGCAAGGCAAACAAGTTCTGCTGCTCAAGCCGGAGTTTGACACGCGCTTCGGCGTTGGGGTGATTCAGACCCGGGCTGGTATTTCTATGCCGGCTGACGTCATTGTGGGTGACACGCTTAAAGTGCCAGATTTGACACATATCGTGTGTATTCTGGTGGATGAGTGCCAGTTCTTGCACCATACGCATATCGACCGTCTGCGGGAGATTACGAACACTCACGATATCCCTGTCATCTGCTACGGCCTGCGCACAGACTTCCGCACGAACCTGTTTCCAGCCGCCCGACGCTTATTTGAACTGGCTGATAGCATTGAAGAGGTCAAAACCACGTGCAATTACTGCTTGCGAAAAGCCATCTTCAACCTTAAACTACTCGACGGTAAGCCAACCCTCAGCGGGCCATCTGCAGAATTAGGCTGTGAAGAAAAATACCTTCCTGTCTGTGCGGACTGTTTTGATGAACACCATCTTAATGCCGGCAATGTTAGTAGCTGGAACTCTACTGTTAGCCGACGCAGCGCCTGTAACTGCGGAAGCGGCAGTTGCTGCTGTAAAAAGTGATCCGTCGGCGTCCCTGTGTTTTGCGATTACGTTTAGCGTGTGCGCCGCGATGCTCGCTATTGTTTTTGGCTTTATGACATTTGATGAAATAGCCAAGGTCCGCGCGCTAAAAAAGAAAAACGCGGATATCGAAGAACGCTATCGCCAAGTGCGCGCAGATATGTTGCAAGAGCTCGACCGCCGGCACCAAGCGGAGCAGGTTATTCGCGCTGCTATGCCCGCGGCTACAACGACGACTGCCTCAGCGGCTTTTCCTGTGACGTATGCTGTTAGCTCTACTTTTCCGCCGGGCACGTCAAGTAACGTTTTTCCATTACCGTTGACCAACATCGGCAACATCACGCTCCGTGCTTCAGATAGTCAATCAGCGGCTCCCACACCACCGCCGCACGACCAGAATCATTTTGAACGTATTGCCGTGCCCCGCCGTTTTATACGCCTTGACTGAGGAGATTTCATGGCAGGTCAGTATGTCACTGTTTCTTTTGGACCAGAAGAAAAGTATTCGTTATTTATTCCCGTCACAGCAGAAAACCAAGAACAGCTTGCGACGCAGTTAAAAAAAGCTGCGGTGACAGTTAAAACGATAGCTGCGGCATCCGCGGCGCCGCAGCAACGCGTGTTCGATTTTTGCACTAAGTAATTAGGTATTTCGCATGGACGCCAAACCTACGCTGCACCTTATTGGTATCTTTCACACGATTCACAATCAGGAGTATTCGCATTGCGCGTTTACTGGTAAAGCGCTGCGTTTCTCCAAGATGATGCGGGCCTATGGCTACAACGTCATTGAGTATGCCAACGAGGGCAGCGAAAGCGAAGCCAATGAAAAAGTCGTCATGCTGCGCTCTGACGAATTTCAAACAATGCTGGGCCGCACATCCAAAACAGCGTTCCACGGTGACCACGCGTCTACAGGGACTAAGCATCACAGTAAGTTTGAAGAGCGCTTAATCCCCGAATTAAAGAAACGCGTTCAGCCAAGAGACATTATTTGCCACCCGTTTGGCCACTCTCACGCGTCTGCCTGCAATGAGTTCCAGAAACATCTGCATTGCGAGACCGGCATCGGGTATCCTACGACCATGCCGGGAACAATGAAGATTTTCGAGAGCTACGCGTGGCGGCACTTTCATTGCGGCAAAGATAATCGGCAGGGCACAAACTACGAGTGGGTAATCCCGAACTACTTTGAAATTGACGACTGGGACCCGCAGTACGAACCCGGCAAATACATTGCGTTTATGGGGCGCATCACAGAGTCCAAGGGCCTGCCCACGATTAGCGAGCTCGCCAAGTATGTAGATAAAAAAATCATCCTGTGCGGGCAGGGCGACCATAAGACCTACATGCGCCCGAACATCGAATACTGGGGCCCGCTTGAAGGCCGGCAGCGCAGTATGTTTATTGGTAATGCAATCTGTTCGCTTATGCCCACGACGTTTATTGAGCCCTTCGGTGGTTCTGGGGTTGAAGGCATGCTATGTGGCACGCCGTTGATTGCGTCGGATTACGGCGCGTTTACAGAGACCGTGCTGGAGGGTGTGACCGGATATAGATGCAAAACCTTGTGGGATTGGATAGAAGCTATCGAACGCGTCGGCGAGCTAGACCGCAAAGTTATTGCTGATCGTGCCCGCGCGACATATAGCCTGCAGGCGTGCGGCAAGAAGTATGACAAAGCTTTTACGCAAATGTCGCAACTACACGATGACGGCTGGTACACGTTGCCCCCAAAATACCGAAAAGAACAGCTCCAAAAAAGCGCCTGATAATAGCTAAATTGCTGTTAAATACAGGGCATATTCATTGGCCCCCGCAGTAGCGTATTGCGGGTTTTCGCCACCGCGTATTGGGAGGAAACTACTATGTCCCCGCGGAGAATCATTGGTGAATGCGCGTTAGTGGTCGGCGTGCTCGGCGGAACGGTTGTCGGCTTTTTAGCCGGCAGTCATTTCGTCGAACCGCAGATACAACTCGTGTTCGCTTTTATCGGCATGGCTCTTGGTGGAGCTTTTGTCGATATATGCTTAAGAGGAGGACAGTGATGTTTGCAAAGCTGTTGTTGATTGTCGTGTGCCTGACTGCCGTAGCTCACGGACAGAACCAGCCCACGCAGAAGGATATCGACCAGATGCGTGATTCGCTGGTCGCAAACTTCGACGCCCAGTCTCGCGAGGACGTCGATGCGATGATTGCGACGATCAGTCCGAAGGGTCAGCAGATGGCTGGCCCCACCGAGATGGCCGAGCTTCGGGAAGAATCCTTGAAACTCTTCGAGGAAACAAACCTGAAGCTACGGTTGGTCAGCCTGCACGTGTACGACTACTCGCCACCCAGCGTCAGCGGCTGCGCGTACGCCGACGTCGTGCAGCTCACGCTGCCGTCGGAGCATTCGTACGCGGACTTGGAGGAGTACCCGGCCGACATGAGCTCGCTCTGGCGGCACCACTCGGGGGCCTTGCCCACATCGCAGCTGGTGAAGTATGTTCTTCGGTTCGACTACGACCCGAAGGACCGCACGTGGAAACCGACGCGGATCGTGGAGCCGCCGAAGCCCGTGAGCAACTGGCCTGAGAACACTCAGGAAGTGATGCACGGCAAAGTGGCGGACCCGACAAGTCGGACCGGGGTGTGTTCAAACGGCAGATGTTCGAACAGGCTTACCAACAACCGGTAAGCGGTCGACTGGGCGACCTAAAATAGGACTTAAGCCTAGTGCGTGGGGAGCGCTAATCCGCTCCCCGATGTCTGCGTTCATAGTCGTTCATGATTGGCTGTGGCGTGGGTTATTGACACTCCTCGGCCTGCGTATGCCAACAGCCCTGCAAGGCTGCAAAAATACGTAGGCAGGCACGCCTGTGGTTGCAGCCGCAGTTTGGAAAGTCGCGCGCGTTATCGGGTTTCTCGGTGACGAAGTGTGGCGGCAGTGTCAGTCTCGCCCCTTTAGCTCAGTTGGTTAGAGCATCGGACTTTTAATCCGTTGGTCCTAGGTTCGAATCCTAGAAGGGGCAATGGTTCAGTTGTTTTTTCACATCAAGGAGGGCGTGAAATGAACTGGTTAATTATGTTGCTGATGTCGATCGTTGTGCCGGTCGTCCAGCCTGTCGTTCAGCAAGGAGTGCAGAACGTTCAGGTCCGCGTTGCGCAACGCATGCAACAACAGGCGGTCAAGCCCGTACAGCCCGCGGTCGTTTTTCATAACGGTCAGTGGTGGAAGTACGAGCAGGGCCAATGGTGGGTGTGGCAGGAACGCAGATGACGAACTTTGAGTATCCGGTGGAAGAGTGGTTCACCGGACAGTACGCAGACATCCCAATCCATATGCAGGAGACGATCAAACGGTACGTGATTGAAAAAGTCAGGCCGGGTGATTTTCTTTCTGCTATCATCACGAACGATCTCCGCGGCGCCGTTAACTACGCGGACGCCGACAACCTAGCCCGGATCAAGTTGTATGTGCAGTGGTTTTACAACCGCGCGCCAGCAATTTGCTCGGGTAGCAAGGAAGCGATGACCAACTGGCTTTCGGGTAACGCGTAAACCCGTCGGGGTTGTGGCGAAATGGCAGACGCAGCGGACTTAAAATCCGCTGGGAAGTAATTCCCGTGTGGGTTCGAGTCCCACCTCCCCCAATGATGATGACGATACACCGAAGTCGCCGGTCTTGTGTTCTGCAGTTTACTTCCTGACCTGCGGAACACGAGCGTACGTTGCGCTCGCCGGCGATTTCTTTTTTCTATTGGAGCTCCCATGAACAAGTGTCCGGAATGCAATGCCAGCCTCGACGGCGGCGGGATTTTTGAGACCTTGCGACCACAAGACTGGTGCGCACACATGGACGACGACGAATTGCGCAAATATGTGGAAGACCACTACGGCGCCGTCGATGCGCGATTCAGCCGGGTTATTGGTGTCGAGTACCGCGGGCGTTACGACGGTGTGTGGGAATGGCGTTGCCCTGACTGTGCGGCAACGTGGCCTAGATTCGCGGAAGGGAAACGATGAGTTTTTTACACCAGAAATACGCGTTTCGAGAAGGGTGCTGTACGACCACGCTGGTCGACGCAGAAACTACGCGCAACACGCTGCGTGTTGATGGCCCGTGTTTTTACTGCAAAGAGCCGCAATCTGTCACGGTTCCGGCGGAAGCGCTTATTCGGTTTGGGCAGGGCGATTTCGCTCAAAACTGTTTTCCAAACCTAACCCCGGGACAGCGCGAGTTCTTGATATCCGGGATTTGTGACCCGTGCTGGGATCAGATGTTTGGAGCCGATGAAGAAGATGAGGAACCTGACGCCTAGGAGATCGACATGGCAGAGGAAGAAACAGTTGATCGGTTTGGATGGCGCAATTCCCACAAAGACTCGCCTGCAATGGGGCAGGAAGTCTACTATTTCGGTCCCAACATAGGGATCGGAATCGGTCGGTACTCATACGAGGAAAACCGGTCATTTCGGCCGTATTCTTACGATGAAGCCGGCGTAAAAGTATATGACGACAAAGAGGTCGGGCTTTGTCCGCACATATTTACCAACAATAAATGGGGCGTGGTGGACGCGTGCGACGCCCCGCGATGGCAACCGTATGACCCAGAACGCGCCAAAAGCTGGTCGCCTATGCCGCCAGTCGGATATATCCGTCAAATCGTGCACGATCTCGACGCAATAACATATGTCGACGAGAAGTAACAACAGAAAGAAGGTAAGATGCCAGAAAATGTTTTTCTTTTTCAGCTGTTAACAGCGGCTGAAAAAAATATGCGCGAGGCTCTGGAGCCTTTGCAGAGTTTCGAGGCCGATGCTAAACAAAAAGATTCGCCGGCTGCGGTTCGTGGAAGGATCGCAGCAGACGCGATACGCGCGGCGTTGTTCGCGTTGCAGACAGTCAAGGCGGGAGCATGAACAAAGCCGCATAGCTCAATTGGTCAGAGCACCTCGTTTACACCGAGGGGGTTGGGGGTTCGAGTCCCTCTGCGGCTATTAAACCCGGTGTGGGGCGCATCACGTGTTTTCAGGCACACCACTGAAAACAATCATGGAGGATTCTATGGTCCGCAGTTTGCTGTGTCTGTTTTTGGTGGTGTCTGCCTTCACGGTCGAAGCAGCGCCACGGCGTCGTAGTTACACCTACACAACCCCGAGCACGTCATCGATGCCGCGCGTGTCAAGCTACACGTCAAGCTCGATGCCGGTTCATTCCAGTGGCGGCACTTCTTCCGCTCAGGGCGTTGCCGAGATGATGGCGTCTCGGGGCGTCATGCAGCATTTCGGAGGCAACTCCGGATATGAAGGGGTCGGCACCGGATCGACGCCGGAACAGGCACTCGGCAATTGCTGCTATTCCAATAGCGGCATGGCTGTTGTTGATCAGGGCGTAGCCTGCGGCCGCAACGGCCGCTGGTACGCCTGCAAGCGTTACCGCTAGGCCCACTGGCGGGCGCTGGAGGAAGCCCAAGCCTCTGGCGCCCGCCTCACGGGGCGTAAGGTAAGCCGGTTGCATCCAGCACTCTTATAAGGTGCCCATAGGTAGGTTCGACTCCTACACGCCCTACTCACACTCGGAGACTGCGATGAGTGACGTTCTAGTCGACATTCAGGAAGAGTACGGCTACCAGCATTGGTGGCTGCTCTGCACAGAAAAAGAATTTGCAGATATTTGCCGGCGCTGGCAGACTATGAAAAACCTATGCTGTTTGGTGCCGGTAGACCTCGTGTTTCCCGGCGCCCGTGGACAGTTTAATCAATGGCCGCCGGAGGCCGCCTGCAAATCACGGGTAGAAAATGCCCGCGTAGTCCGCGCGCATGTACATCAGCACGACGATTCGTGGCTGGATGGCGTCACGTACAACATACCGGTCAGCGCCGACGAAAATGACGACTCTTTCGAGATTGACGGCGTGGTGTACACTGGCGAGCAAATCATAGCGTTGCTCGCCGAGTCGCGCGCCAAGCGCACGGCAGACTATTTCGCGCTTCATCCGGAGGACGCGGGGTGAAACTCTTGCTTTGCCCGGAATGTTCTGACATATTCAACCTGCAAGCACACGTTAAAATGTGCAGCTGCGGGCAAACGCGTGGTCAGTACATTGACAATATAAATGCTGTCTACTCTGGGGGTATACCTCTGGGGTTCGCTAACACCACGTTTCTTGAGGCGGTTGCAAATCAGCCTCAAGCTGGTGACGGCAAAACGTTTACTGCGTTTGTGATTCCTGTTATGTGTCCCACTTTCAAGGAGCTACCCGATGGCCTTTCGAAGAGTGAACGCTGAGCAGTATGTCGAGCTGTGTAACTTCTGCATGGAGAATGACATCGCCTACGAGCTAAAAACGCTCGACAAGACGACGTTGCTCTTCGGGCTCGACCGACGATTCTGGCATGCGATTGACTACGGAGCGCTCGCGTGCGTGTAGTTAGGCCCCATCGTCTAGAGGCCTAGGACACCACCCTTTCACGGTGGATACTGGGGTTCGAATCCCCATGGGGTCAGTGGTTCGATTTTCTTTAACAACAAAGGTTTCCCGTGAAAAGCCAGTATTTTTTCATCGCTGCCGCAGGGCTGAGTTTTGTCTTCAGTGTTAGTCTCTGGTTTGCCGGAGAGACTGATTTGAATCGGCAGCAGGCCCTTTTCGTAGGGCTGTGGGTGCCTAGTATCTTGGGTCTGGGGACACTCTTAAAGTGACTAACTTCACGATTTTCATCGTCGGAATTATCGTGACACTGATAACAGGAATGGGCGTTCTGCTCAGTCTTGTGTCCATTGGGTACAAAAAAAAGTAAGTATCTTCTGGCGTGACTCGGTAGCCCAACTGGCAGAGGCGCAGGATTTAGGTTCCTGTTGTTGTGGGTTCGACTCCCACCCGGGTCATTGGTCTTTTTCTATAGGAGCGCATTATGCGTATTTGGCTCGATGACGTTCGGCCCATGCCGGCTGAGTGGGACGTATGGCTCAGGACAGCCGAACAAGCTATTCTGGCTATCAAGCTTGGCGGCGTGACGGCTATTTCACTGGACCACGATCTCGGCGACGAGTCTGCTAAGACCGGCTACGACGTGGCGAAGTTCATCGAAGAAGGAGCCTTTAAGGATACAATAGCTCCCATAGAAATCTACGTCCACACCGCAAACGCGGCGGGCAGACAAAACATCATCCGTTCGATTCGCAAAGCCGAGAAGTTTTGGCATGAGCGACTCACGCGGACTTGACGATTCGCTTCGGCAAAAACGGTGCTCTGATAGTTGGTAGAGCTTAATTGCGTTCAGCCCTAGTCGGTGTGTTTTCCTCCTTTCTTAACACCGGCCAAAAAATGCAGCCGTTTTCTCTTACTCGGGGGCGTACTGGTATCGACAGGATAAAGAAGGTAAAGACTGCGTGTCGTGGTTGATCGGGTGGCCACGTTAAAACTCGATTATGTTTCTAGCTGGCGCACATGCACCGGCCCTCGCTGCCTGACCTAGGTTAGGTGGTGAGTGGGGCGTCCTGAGCCCCATCGCCCAATCAGGATGACGCCGATAATCGGCTGATCTGGCCCAGCAAGAAAGGGCAAGATGGTGGTAGCCCACCTGACGCCGATAATCGGCTAACTTTGGCAGTAGTGTAAACAACAACTGCCTACACACGTAGACGTTTTTACTAGGCATATCTCTGGACGCGGGTTCGACTCCCGCCGCCTCCACTGCACTACCGCGCTTTGACTGCATGGGTAAAACCCTAAGTCAAAGCGCGGTAGTGTTTTTTTTGTACTCCCATCGGCAACGTGCCGGTGGGTTTTTTTGTTGATTATCTTTCCCCAGCAGAAGGAGTTGCTGCAAATGGCAACGAAGGCACGGAGTAAGAAGTCGCGGATTGCCAATAAGACCGCGATCAAGAAGAAGCAGACGGCCACGAGCGTGAGCCGTATCGATGTCACGAAGGTGGCGACAGGACTTGTGGCGCAGATCACCGCGGCGCTGAAGCGCTTCGGCAAGGTCGACCATCACAAGCTCCGGACGACTGTTTACGCTAACCGCGAGGTGGCGCTGAACATTCTGCCTGCGCACGTGCGAGGTGCTTCCAAGCGTGTGGACAACTCTTGTCCGGTCGCGAGGGCGCTGCTCGCGTCGCCGCTTGGTCAGTGGATCACCGACGCACATGTCGGTAATACCACTGTGCGTGTTTGGAACGCGGCTGTTCCAGACTTGGAGGTTAAGTTCCTGTTGTCCCCTGAGTTGATGTACGCTGTAAAGGCGTGGGATCGGCCGAACGGAAAGTGGGAACTTGATCCCGGAGTGTACTGGCTGCACTCGTACCCGCGATCGCTCCGACGTGGTTACGTGGCGCGTGAGCCGCGGACCTATTCAGAATCGGGTCCTCGTGTCCGCACGGCGATGCGGCATATCACGCGTCTCAACGACGTGCGGCGCGCGATGGCTTTGTCGGATGTCAAGATGACCAAGAAGCGCTAAACTCTAGCGCACTGAAAACAAGCTCCGCTGCTGGAAAGCGACTCAGCCACCGAGTTGTCAGGTAAAATCGCCCCGTACAGGGGCACAGGGACAACCAGCGGATACTTGTTTTTTTAACTACTGGAGCCAAGCATGGACAAGCTGCTGTTTCTTGATGTCGATGGTGTGCTTAACAACGCCCGAATATTACGCGCAGAAAGTATTTTTGGGCTCGGTTGCAAGCAATTGAGTCTTCTAAAGCTTATCGTAGCTAACACTTGTTGTGAAATCGTACTCTCGTCAACGTGGCGACTGAACGACGAGCATAGAGAAGCGCTGCGTAACGCTTTTGAAGAACACTTAATACCTATGTGGATCGGGCAAACGCCTGATTTGGGCATTTGCATGCGTCGTGACGAGATACTTTCGTGGATGATTGGGCATGAGGCGCCGGCCAAAGTCGTTATTCTCGACGACGACAAGGACGCAATGCTGGTAAACGCGCCAGAACGCTTCCGAGAACGGCTTTTTGTGCACACTAACTTCGATCATGGTCTTACGTTAGACCACGCGGAGGCGATTTTGGAGTTTTTTAAGGAGGACTGTAAGTGATTATGCGTCATTTAGAGGCAATGATTCTGCAAGAGCGCGGCGACAACCGAAATCTGCTCGCGGAAATCAAAGAAAAGCTGTCTCCTGAGTCGCAGGAACGGCTTTTCCGCCTTTTCCAAGACCATGAGCACGAGATTGGCCGCCTGAAAAGGAAAGCCAGCATGACTTCGGCAGCAATCGCGAGTCATCTGGCTGGTTTTGGACGCTGAAAAGCAGTGTTTTGACGTAACTCCTTATCGCGCAGTAGTTTACGACCGCTGGCATATGCTATTTGTCGTAAATGTCTGTGCGGTAAGGAGTTACGCAAAATACACCAAACGCAACGATCCGTTTTTTTAGCTAATAGCGCCCCTGTATACTCATTTGTTTACACAGGAGGGCGCTATGGATACCTGCAGCTTCGATTTTGAGGACATTATGTCCTTCCTGTTCGACGACGACTGGGACGCCGAATAGCCCTAAATACCCCCTATGGCGAATAGCTAAATATAGGCCAAAAACAGGGTATATGAATTGACGGGGATAATAGGTATTGCCTATAGACCCGTCCCGGAACCCGCTACGGTGAAAGTGGGACCAGACCTGCAGCAGCAGTGTTCTGGGCTTAATACTGCGGGGAAGCGCCGCAGGGCTGATGATCGGCCGCCACAATCCGTCGGGTCCGTTGCAGTGGACCAGTGAGACGTTAAAACAGAATCTCGACTGCGCGGCCTAATACGCCGTAACGTTCTGGCTGTAAAGTCAGATCGTTATCCGCACCGCTACAGGTGTGGGTGAGCCGGCCCTTCTCGATGGGGTCTGGTTTCCCGATGGGGGTGTGCACTCATTAGAGCACCTCCATTAAGACGTTGTGGCGCCTCTTCTGCGCGACCAACGTACGGCCTGTGTCAATATAAGTCGTACCCAAGGTACGCTTTTGAAACAGGGTTTGCTGCTAATTCCTCCAGCGCAGCACACGGTTTTCGCAAGCCGTCCAATCGGGAGTCGATTCAGTGTAGGGAGACAAAGTAGCCATGGCGAAATGTTTCCAGCAGTGTTGACAGGGCGTAACGCACCCTGTGTGTGACACACTGCGATCTACAGCTGCAATCGGCTGCGAACCCATCTTCGGTTCGTGAGTGGAGGACAATACACGCTAGCCGCAAGGCTGGCACGTCGTTTCTTCCGACGTAGCGGAAGAGGTTTGACCAACAAGCCTAACTGTTGGTGATCGTATGTGGGTTAAACCACAAACGTTCGCGAGCCGCTCAGTCGCCAAAGTTCCAAGAGCCCTTAGTTGCGTTACGGAAGTGAAACGCAACGGCTAGCCGTGTAGCAGGAACGTGTATTAAGACACGTACACGGCACAATAAACGCCTACCACCGGGCGATATGGCGTGGCTGCCGCACGAGGGAAGTAACGTGCGTGGGGACCGGCACCTAGCCGGGGCTGTGGACGCACAGTTGACGCTTAAATGGAAGACGCGGCGAGGTGCACCTCAAAGCGAGCCGGGTTCGATTCCCGGCATAGTGTCTAGTTTTTTGGCAAGGTACCGTTCCCTGCCACCCCATCTGAGGGCTTTTGAACGGACGCGTGTCTCGAAAGAGAAAGGGGAGTGCTATGAGCACTTTCAAGTCAGTTGTCGCCAGCCCGTTTTACGGGTTCGGCTGGGTCGCTGGTCAGATCAAGAACGGCTACGACAAGGCGGTGAACGCCACGTCGTCGGCCGCGTCGCAGGTGGCCACCGCCGCCACCTCGACGGCCAAGGCCGCCAAGGCCAAGGCCACCAAGGCGGGCAAGGCCGTGAAGGGCGGCGCCAAGGCGGCCAAGGCTGCTACGGTTAAGGCCGGCAGCTCGGCCAAGGCGAAGGTTGCGTCCTTCGCCCGCCACGCCGCCGCCGATGCCCGCGGGCTCGGCGCCATGCTGTTCGGCATGGTCAAAGTGGCCGCCGTGGGCGTTGTCACGATTGCCACCGCGGTTCTCCTCGGTGTCGTCAAGACGGTGGGCTTGGTGGCCCACGCCGTGGGGCTGATTGCCCTCGGCGTGGCGGCGTTGGTGGTGACTAGCTTCTCGCTGGTTGCCATTGCAGCGTTCTGCGTGGCGTTTCTCGCAACGCTCGCCGTGGTGTTCATCGTCCGCGGAATCTTCACAGCGCTCGCGGCTGTGGGGCGGTTTCTGACCGGCGAAGGCGGCATGGTTATCGCGACCGTGTTGCACGACCTGTCGGTGTTCTGCTGCTTCCTTGCCGCCGTTTACGCCTGCGTTGCGGTGGCGGCGGTGGCCATTCCGGCGCTCGGGATTGCCGCCGCCAATGCTGCCGCCGTGGCGGTGATCGCCACGTGGTGTGCCCTGCTGGGCGCGGGAACGGGGATTGCCGGCCTTCTGCTGGAGGCCGCCAACCGCCTCCCGGAGGTTGTGGTGTATGCGCCGCCCAGTCGGCGTATCCTGCCTAACGACGTCTATCCGGGCGTCATCGGCACCGCGACTGCCTGACTAAGGTCGGGTAGTAAACATTGACGCGCACACACGCGTGGAGGGCAGCAAGCCACCTCCTTACCAAAAAAGAATTGCACGGGCCGGTCACGCCGACGCAGGCCCGTTTCTTTTATCTATTCCCAATCCCACATCCTTAAGAAAGGAACGCGTTAATTATGGGAATTCTGGACACCAAGGCTGCCGTGGCGTGCACGGTTGCTCACGAGTCGATTCAGCAGATGCGGAAGTATGGCGACCGGCGCTATTACACGCACCCGCTGACGGTGGCCGCGCTCGTGCACACGCTGCCGGGCACGGACGAGGCGATGTTCGCTGCGGCGTGCCTCCATGACGTCATCGAAGACGTCTACCCGAAGAACCCCGCCTACGGCCCCGCGTGGGTTGCGAACAACTTCGGCGAGGAAGTGCTGCTGCTCGTTCATGAGCTCACCAACGAGTTCACGAAAGAGCGGTATCCCGACCTCAACCGCAACGAGCGGAAGCGGCGGGAGAGTCTGCGGCTCGCCGACATCTCCGACGCCGCGAAGGTTGTGAAGCAGGCAGACCTGTATCACAACAGCACGGAGATCAGCCCTGACACCCGCTTCTGGGGTCAATGGTTGAAGGAGAAGAACGAGCTCGACGAGCTCATCGGCGCGTGGGAGGACCGCGAGTGCGGCTTCCTCACGGGTGGCGACGTCTGGAGTCTTGTCGGCTCTGGCGAGTTCAAGATGCTCGTCGCTACGGCGCACGAGATCGACGAGTTCTACAAGGTCGCCGACTGGGGCCTTGTGACTGCGTAAACAATTGGCGCGGCAGGGAGTCCTGCCCTCCCGCACCTTTTGTTTAGCTATTAGCGCGTAGCTAAATATACGACAAATAAACGGCATATCTAATGAGTACCGGGAATCATATTGCCACTGGTACTTGAGTTTTAAGCCGCACATCCGGCTAGCTCCACAAGGCAATTCTGAAGGAGCCCACAAATGGCATCTATCTACACCGCCGTCCTCCTGACCGAAGAGTCCCGCCAGAACCTGATCGCGTTCTACGGTCTCACGTCGTTCTACGCGGAGGGTTGGGTCATCAAGGCCCACCACATGACGATCGATACCAAGTCTGCGGATAAGGCCGGCGTCGCGGACTTGGTCGGCAAAGAGTTCACGATGGACGTGACCGCCGTCGGCAGGCTCATGGTGGACGACACCCGCGGCATCGTCGCCGTGACTGTCGAGACTGCGGCCCCGTCGAAAAACGCCATCAAGCACGTCACGGTGGCGCACGCGGATGGCGTCAAGCCTATGATGTCTAACAACATCACCGACTGGCGGCCCGTCAAGCCGGGCACGCTCACGCTCACGGGCGTCGTGTGCATGCTTGAGTCGGCTCCCGTGCCGGCGAAGAGCTGAACACTCGCGGCGGCTTACAACGCCGCGCAGTAGGTCTGCATAGACCAGCCCCCAAACCGAAAGGTGCGGGGGCTTTTTTTAGCTATCAGCGCGTGCTAAATATGGAACAAATGCGCGGCATATTGATTGTGCGCCAGTGATTTTTTGTTGGCGCGGGTTTGTTGACAACTGCAAAAGGACCTTGCGGTGTTTGAATTCTTTGACAACATGTCGCTCAGCTCCTTGATGGCGTTCGCGTTAAGTACGTCATGGGTGCTTAGTTCTTTGTGTGAATTGTTCGAGGAGTAACGCTCTTTAAGAAGGGAGTCGTCCGGTGGATATTTTTCTAGACATAAAAAGGCAGCAAGAATACGCGAAACAGCTGGAAGACGGCGACAGGCGTAACGTGGAAGACTGGGCCCGCAACCAAGAGCGCCGTAATGAGGCAAAGCGCCGCGGCCTTTTTCAGCGCGATAAGCCCAAAGAGCGCCGCATTGCTATTTTTCAGCGCTGGCAAAAAATGCGTAAAGCGAGTGCCATCAAGCTGCGCGCCCCGGACGGCGACTCTAGGTTTTGTTTATGTAAATGCGGTCGGCCCAAGGCGTGCGCACAAACGCACTGCTACGACTGTCAGGACATGATGTTTATTGTCCGGCACAGGATACCAATGTCTGGCGCAGTAGAAGTCGAAAAGCGATATGGGCGAATATACGAAACGCCCCTGCTGCGCCACGACATCGACTACCGATCGTCTAGGTACGAGGACAGTGAGAACTTCGGTAGCCTCCACAATGTGATTCGGGCGATGGAAGACTCCCTAGCGTACGATTAAACGCTAAATAGTCTCCAAAAGCCTGACATATACAGAAAATGCGGGTTTCTGCTGAGCTAAATATTCAGCAAAAACACGGCATATCTAGTGCTCAGCGCGCTAGCTGTCGACGGCTACGCGCTAATTGACGTGAATTCGTTCTGAGCCTGCGCGGTGTACCATTGCTTGAACGGATGCTTCCGTGGTGATTCGAGCAGTGAGTAAAAGCTGCGCAGGCTTTTCCGTAAATACGTCCGCGGCAGGCAGTTAAGCCGCGTAGAAAACTGCCAATACACTCGACCTTCGCCTTGCGAGAATGCGGCGAACAGAATCTGCCGTCACGGGCACCATCTTTGGTGGCTCGAAAGTTGGGCGATCATCGGCCCAAAGGCGGGATAGGACGCACACTATCCGCGCTACGCGATTTGTAAATCCCAAAGTGGAAGGAGGAAATGTCGAATTCCCAAAGCAAGGAATTCCGTAGCAGGCTGTGTAAGACTGCGCAAAAAGCATTTCCAAGCGCCCCGGACCGCTAGCTCAAACACAACGACGCTAGAAGAGGGTTCGGTACCGGATGGGCCGGTCGTGATTCATAGCATAAACCTGCGTTTGTTACTTTGGTCGGCCAACCAAATAATAAACAAAGGCGCTACTGCAGTCGGTCGTACAACTGACTGTAGAGTAATCGCGTGACTGATGAGGATAGCAAACACGTAGTTGGGGAACTCGTAGCAGGTTAGCGTCTGCTGCGATGCTTCTTCCCAAAGGTGGTGCCCGTGACGGCAGTTGTTAGTTTAACCCCTAAGAAAGGATGGACTCTCATGTTGTTTATTGGAATGCTCGGTGCGGTGTTCGTGCTCGGTGCGGTTGCTGGGACCATCAGCGACATGGTCAATACCGAAAAGCCTAAAATGGCCACCACGTTTACTCGTGTTTCGACCAAGGTCACGAGCGGTATCGTCGACGTGGACCCGAATGGCAACATCATCAGGATCACCGACGCCTCCGGGCGCGTGGTCTATGAGGAGGGGGCTTAACGCCCTTTCTTTTAGCTATCAGCGCCCACCTAAATTAAACACAAAAGCCCGTCATATTTATTGTTGTACGACATAGCTGCCAGTGTCGGCAGTTTATTTTCATCAAAGGAGGACCCGATCGTGTCAAAGACCGTTAAAAAAAAGCGCCCTGCTGAGTCGCTCCACGTACGCTATATGGGTGTCGATTCCCGTATCGCTGAAATTCGTGGCCACATCGTCAAAATGTGCGCTGCCATTGACGACATCGAGGCACGGCACAAGGAACACGGCGAAGTTCCCGACGAGCACTTGTCGTGGTTGAACTCGTTTATCGATAACCTCGATGACACGATGTACCATCACAAGCTGATCTCCGTTAAAAAGCCGCCTAGCCATGGTGTTATTGTCAAAAAGCGCACGGAATACTACGACCGCCGCTGGAAGAAACGGATGGCCATGCTCACCAAGTCGCTCAACACGATGTCGCGGAAAATCAAAAGCGCCTTCGATAACTTCCCGCCCGAAATCGAATCGCGGCTCACCGCGCTTGAGAGCACTGTCCCTGACATCGATAACAGTGATGACTGATTTTTCGGGGGTGTGCAAACGCGCGCCCCCTTTTTTTAACTATCAGCGCTCCGTTGCCATTCTATTCCCTTTTTGTCACAATATTCGTATGCCATTCAAATCTGAAAAGCAGCGTCGTTTTCTCTGGGCCTCGCATCCCGATATAGCGAAGCGGTGGGCGCACGAATACCCCGAATCAAACAAAGGCCTGCCTATGTACGCGCACAAGAAGAAAGACGAGAAAGAGGCCGCATTAACAGCAATTCACAGTTACGTGAATAAACTTAACAATTTGTTAATATTGCCACATACCGTACAAAACAAGGCTTTTTCGAAAGTTGCCAATTCAAAGCAGACATATATTGAGATTCCCCACAGCGAAAAGCCAACGTACGCTGGGGAAGAACGGGAGAAAAACCCCGAACATCGCCCAGACTTTGATGTCACGCAATCAGGCACAGAACAGCCTAAAAAACGCCAAGAAAACGCAATTAACTCGCTTCTCAAGAAGATCGCTTTGGTCGTAGGGCCCAACATCAGAAAGATAAAAGAAGAGCAAGACGCTGCGCTGGAAGGCCGCGAACCCGCCTACGTGCCGACAAACGCGGACGTAAAGCGCTATCCCGTCGCGACAACGGGAATTATGCCGCCCATGGGCTCGCAACCACAGCCACAACAGCAAGCGCCGGTCAAGCAACCGCAGTCTCGCCCTTCTGCGCCCCCTGTCGGAAACGGTAGCAGCACGCAATCTCGTCCCATTCAGTCTTTAGGCGGCTTGTCTGTAAAAAACGAACTCACCGGAAACTCGGGTTCTGCTGGCGGACGTAATCCGGGCGCAGGTATCAAAACGTCAAGCAGTCCAGCGTGGCAACGAAGCGCTGGTAAAAATGACGAAGGCGGCTTAAACGCCAAAGGTCGCGCCAGCTACAACAACGCTACGGGCGGCAATCTCAAAGCCCCCGTGACCGAGTCCAGCCCCAAAGGCGATCGGGCAAAGCGCCAGAACTCATTTTGTTCGCGGATGTGCGGTATGAAAAAACATGAGACTGGCAGCAAGACCAAGAAAGACCCCGATTCCCGCATCAATAAAGCTTTGCGTAAATGGAACTGCAAGTGCAGCAGTGTCAATGGTCTAGTTGAAATGCTGCGTAATTCGCGTTTTGCCGGCCCCCAATCCCGATAATTTGGTAATTGTTAACAATGCCTGTTATGTTAAATAGGCAAATACGGTAGCGATTACCCCGAGGACCGCGTCATGCGTTACTGGCTGGCATTCATTCTGAGCCTATTCGGCGCCCTAAGCTGGGCTGACGAACTAATCATCTTTCACATGCCCGGCTGCCGCCCCTGCGCGCAGCTTAAGCAGGTCCTAGACGAAAACCCTGAGCTTGTTCAGGGTTTTACTGTTTCACGCATTGATATTCTGGCGGATACCCAAAGCGCTGAGATATTTCGTGTCTCGTCTGTACCCACCGTGGTGCGACTAGACGCAAAAGACCGCGAAATCGCCCGCTCGGTTGGTTTCATGAACCGAAAAGAACTCGCCCACTGGCTTGATAATCCTTCGACGACCCGCAGTTTCCGTCGAACCCGCCGCTAATTACGTGCTCGTAACTGCATGGAAAGTGAGTAGAACTGGCTTTATGTAAACACACTCTTGTTATAGGTGACCCATGCATGGACGCATTTTCACGGTACTCCTACGTACCTTTTTCTTTTTTTTAGCTATTAGCGCTGGTGTAAACATCTGCGCCGGCACTCGTGACCCCAATACGCCAGACGCCCGATACCTCGAATTCGGACAAAAGTTCCCGAATGTGGTGAGCGTCAAAGCCCTGCGTGTTGAAGGCGTTGACGATATTATGCAAATTCAGGAGCTGGATTTAAGCCCTGATAGCAAAGAAAAAGGCATCAAAGTTTCTTTCCAATTCGGCTCGGCTGTCGTCATTCGGCCCAATTGGCTTCTGACCGCGGGGCATGTCGTCAAAGGCGCGCCGCTTGTGCTGGCTGTCACAGATGACAAGTCAGAGCACAAGCTGCACAAGATCATTGTCCACCCGCGCTTCGAAGACGAGGACTTTGGCTTTCACGATCTAGCGCTGTGCTACTCGGCTAAAGCATTTGAGATGGCGTTTTATCCTGAGCTGTACACCAAGCTGGACGAGGTTGGCGCGGCTATTACTATTGCTGGCTATGGCACGACCGGGACTTTCAATACTGGCGCAACTGGCGAAGACCACCAAAAGCGTGGCGGCCATAACAGAATAGACTCCAGCGAGCGCACTATTCTTATCTGCACGCCCAGTATCCAGCACGATAAGTTTCCACTGGAGTTCATGATCGCCCCGGGAGATTCTGGCGGCGGTATGTTTATTGGTAACAAACTAGCTGGTATTAATTCGTTCCTAATGGCCCGGGATAAGAAACCTAATGGTTCTTACACGGACGAATCGGCTTTTACGCGAATTAGTCTGTACCACGAGTGGATTGAAGAACAGATTGCTTTGCACGAACTAGCCATTGCGAGCAAAAGCACCATGGCGCCTGACTTGGACAAGATCACGCCGATTCTTACGGGAGTTGCGCCATGAAAAAGCCCGTCAAGCAGCTCGTATACGAACTTCGGCGCTGGGTGCACGCACCTAATGCAGTTTCAGCACAGGACATGCTGGACGAGGCTGCTGACAGGCTGGAAGAGCTTGCCCACGACAGCGACAAGTTCTGGCGCATGGCTGAACGCTGCAAAGAGAACTACATGGCGGCGACAAAAGAAAATGCGCAGTTTCGCCGGGCGCTGTACAGCCAGCCAGCGTTAATTCGTTTAGACGCCCCACAAGTAGCTGATTTGAACAAACTCATTGAACTTCACAACGACGCTCGGGCTAAGAAGAGCTGGTTTCGGCCACTGCGGGCATTGACCAAAAGCGCGGCCCTGACTGAGTACGCCCAGCGCCACGCATTCAAGATGGCCGATGGCGGCTGGCTGCGGCACTCTTCTATGGACAATGTGCTCAAACTAGGATTTACAGCAGCCGGCGAGAATATTGCGTGGGGTCAGAATTCAGAAGAAAGCGTCTTAAATTCGTGGCTGTGGTCGTACGGGCACAGGGCCAATATTCTCAGCAGCAAATACGACAGTATCGGCTGTGGCGCACGCAAAGATAAAGCTGGTCGGTTATACTGGTGCGTAGTGTTCGGCAAGTTAAAGCCGCAGTCCGCCAGTTAATTTACGCCGATTTAACGAGCTAGCGCCAATGATGTACCGAGACATACCCCGGCTAATTCGGCTCGTGATTCTTTTTGGGATACTGGTCTGGCTTGTGGGGGCGACTCTATGACCACAGCAGCAGGTATGTTCTATGGCGGCAGCGCGCTAAACAAAGCAGCCGAACTCGTACCAGACGTCCAGTTACAAGACCACCAGCAGCGCATTGCAGACCGTATCTCGGGCGATGACCCCAGACTGCTTGTGTATCACGGACTGGGCTCTGGCAAGTCCCTGTCAGCTCTGGCAGCAGCTGAGAAAGCCCGCACAGAACAGGGCGGCGAATATGGCGTCGTCGTACCAGCCAGCCTCAAGGGCAACTTCGAGAAGGAGATCGCCAAGTTCACGCGCGACTCGAACCCGGAAGTCATGAGCTACACGGGCTTGGGCATGGGCAAGGATTTTACGAATAATCCCGACACGCTGGTGATGGACGAAGCAGCTCGGCTAAGAAATCCCACAGCCGCGAGCACATCTGCCGCTATGCGCGCAGCCCAGAAAGCCAAAAGACTGGTCCTGCTCACAGGCACGCCGATCACCAATGAGCCGAGTGATATCGCCAGCTTGCTGTCTATGCTGCACAACAAACAAATCACGCCGCAGCAATTTGATCAGCAGTTTGTAAGCGAGAAGAAAGTTCGGCCGGGTATCTTAGCGTGGTTGCGTGGCATAAAGCCCGGTATGAAGCCAGTTATCAAGAACGAAAGCAAGCTGCGCGCATTGCTAGAGGGCAAAGTCGATTACTTACCCAGCAAAACACCTGAAGGCGTAAACGTTAACGAAGAAGTCGTGCGTGTGCCGCTGTCAGCCGAACAGCAGCGTATCCAGAAGGCTATTCGGACCAAGATTCCGCCGGGCTTTCTCTGGAAACTGGACCAAGAGTTCCCGCTGTCGCGCGATGAGCTGGCGAAACTAAACAGCTTTATGACTGGTCTGCGCCAAGTGAGTCTAAGTACACAGCCGTTTCGAGCTGACAAAGACATGTACCGCGCGTATTCTCAGTCCAGCAAATTACAGAAAGCCATGGCAGACTTGCAGGAGACGCTCAAGAGTGATCCGCGCAAGAAGGCTATTATCTACTCTAACTTCATTGACGCTGGATTAAATCCATATGCTGCGGCGTTAGAGAAGAACAAGATTCCCCACGCGTTCTTCCACGGCGGCATGCCCGTCAAAGCGCGTCAGCAGGCACTCAAGCAGTACAACGAAGGCAAGCTCAAGGCGCTCTTGCTCGGCCCCGCAGCAGCCGAAGGTATCTCGACTAAGGGCACCAGTCTCATTCAGCTTCTGGACCCGCACTGGAACGAAGCACGCAGTCAGCAAGCTCGTGGTCGTGGTCTGCGCTTTGACTCCCACGAGGGCCTGCCCGAAGAGCTGCGCAACGTAGCTGTCCGGCGATATCTTAGCTCGTCAGAAAATCCGGGCATTGTTGGCAAATACTTGCTGGGCAGAAAGCGTGAACGCACCGGTGACGAAGTGCTGGAAAGACTCACGGCAGAGAAAGAACAGTTTAATGACGTGTTCCGCAACTTACTCCGCGAAGTCGGCAGCGAGAAGCAAAGTGACGAAGCGCCGCCAATAGCGAAAAAAAAGAAGCCGGTACCCGCGTTCACACCTGACTTTACGCCAGAACAGCTTGAAGAACTGGGCGTCTATAACTCGCTGTACCGCGGCATTGGCCCCCGTCTGGCTAGCTTGGGCGAATGGAAACCAGAGTGGGTGAATCCTGTCGACCCCAAAGGCTGGGCGCAGTGGTACAAGCGTTATTCTGGTGGCCGGAGATTAGGCGACGAAGATGAGCGTCAAATCAAGCGCTGGGCCAATTTTAAGTCCCGTCACGGCGGCCCATTTGTTAAAAAACCCACGCCTCGCCGCGGTTGGGCGCTGCAGAACTGGGGGATTGATCCTAGCCTGCTCGTTCCCGAAGAAGAATCTGATAAAATCAAAACCATGCTGCAGAACTATGCTGTTAAACAAACGGCAAAGCATGTAGCGAATACAACGCCGGAACAGTAAAATGCCGCCGTTTGTATACCGTAGTTTAAAAGACTTCATGCGCGCGTCAGCTACGGCTCAGACGCGCCAAGAGCTTTTACAAAAACTCATAACCACCGCCGCAAAACGTAAAGCCCAATTCCACGTCGACGCCACTGACGCACGACTTGTCACATCTCCGGAGACTTTTGGCATGAACCTCAGCAAACAAATCATGAATAAGCAAGCCAACATGGCCCTGCTTCGACAAATTCTCAGCCCGGCGATGAAGCAACTGCAAACAGGTGCCGCAAAAACAATGGGCGGCTTGAAGACTTACGGCAAACGGCTTATGGGCGATTCAACCGTGCGACCGATTCGTAACCGCATTAATGTAATAAAGGACGTAGAGCGTGATTTGGCGCATAATATTCCCAACCCAAAAAACGTAGCGGTAAACAGCTTGCGTTACAACCCGCGCGCGGTTGGTAATCCAACGCAAGCTGTGGCAGATGCGCGACGGGCCCGAAATATTGGCTTTGAAGCGTACAAAGATTTAAACACGCAAAGTTTGGACTCGTATGACGCGTTGTTTAAAGAATTGGAAGCTATCCGCAGGACACGCCTGTATACAGGTGGCGCCGTTTCCGGGGCCACGCTTGGCGTTATTGGCGACGCGGCATTAAAGAACACTGCCGGCACCAAGCAATCCATGACTATGCCGCAGCCGTCGTCACGCGGCCAGACTAAGAAAGTACAAATGCCCGAAGCAAGCCTAACTAAACCGGACTGCGATCCGGAAGGAGTTCAGATGAGTAACAACAAGCAAGCGTTTATGGGTCTCGGCGCATTAGCCGGTATGGCAACGGCCCCGAACAAAGAAGAAGAGGACCTCTCGATTGGCCGCGGTGCGTTGCGTGGTGCCGGCACAGCTTTAGGTGCTAGTGCTGGTGCTGGTATTGGCGGAATTGGCGGAGCTGGTATTGGCGCAATTGGTGGCGGGCTACTAGGCGCACTTGCAGGCGCATTTGGAAAGAAGCCAGTTGGACCCGGTCGTCATACCTTGTTGCCTTTAGGTCAACGTGTCGCCAATGGTGCGGTCGCCGGCGGTGGCCTCGGCGCTCTTGCTGGTATTCCCGCCGGCGCGATTTATGGGGGCATCAAGGGCAACAAGGCTACCAAAGCCCTGCTCGACAAGAGCGCCCCGATTAGCGAAAAGAAGAAAGACAAGAAAGACGACAAAGAAGACGACAAGGAAGTGAAAGAAGCTGCTGCTGTCGTACTTGCTCAGCTGAAACGCAATCACAACAAGTGAGTTGACTATGAACGCATTTCAATTCGGCCAGTCGGTCGCGCAGTTTATTAAACAAGCTGACGACATGTACAACAAATACCAGTCCAGCGGTCACGCGGGGACAATGTCGTACGAGGACTTTTTAGAGGCCCACGACGACGGGCCGACACCGCCCCAAGCCCCGACAACGCCAGAAATGCCCTCGACACCCGCAGCACCAGCCCAGCCGCAAGGCGGTTTCTTTTCTCGCATGGGCGCGAAAGCAGACGCCGCAGTAGCTTTACCCGGTCAAGTCGCCAAGGGTGTTTACAATTGGGGCACCCGGCCGCTTAATCAATCGTATCCCAACACCTTTAACTCGGCGCCAAAACCACCCAATCCGCAGTGGGAAGCCCAGCGTCAAAACTTCGAAGGGTCGATGTTTTAGGCGTAAATTAACGCAAAAAAACCCTCTGCGACAACCTATAGTCATACCTGTATAATCAAGCCCTGCTGGCAAGGACGCCACAGGGAGAGCAGGCATGGCAGCCAAATTTTACAATTACAAGATTCTCCTGTCGGCGCTCAAAAAAAAGTGCCCCGCGGCGTACCCAGTTAGCGTTCGTCGCGTTAAATTAACGAATTTTGAAGGGCGTTGCTGGAAACACGGCAAGCACTTTCATATTCAGGTCGACAGCAAGCTTGACGAACATCGGGCGATTGGCGTGCTTTTACACGAATGGGCGCACGCCCGGGCTTGGAATCACCGGCTAGACGCTGCCGATACCGACGAGCTTTTTAATAGCCTCGCTCACGACGCAACGTGGGGTGTGGCGTATGCCGAAGTGTACGTCGTTTACGAGCGTGCGTTGACGGTTGCGCCGCTGTAATGAGTGCGCGAAATAACGGTTCAGAGCCGCTTTCTCGGCAAACTCTGCTGTCTTGGGGCCGGTGCTGCGGGCGCAAATGCGTCAATTGCCCGTATATTCCTCGGCACAAACGCGGCGCTACAGAAACAACATTGGCTTGTATATGTTACGTCTGTGCGGGTACACTAGTAGAGATTCGCGGGAAACAAATTTGTAGCCAATGCCGCACAATTAATGAGACCTGTTGTGACGGCGGGCAGTGTCATTTTTAACAACGAGTCTGCTCATGCCGCCAGCATTTACGGCGTTATCGCTTTACAAAATTGCCGTCATGGAAGGCGCCCCCAATGTTCCAGAGCGCACGTGGGGGCAGTTTGGCCGACAACTAGCATTTGGAAAGGGCCTTTCGCACATTCTCGATGCCGACAATCGCGGCATGGTGGCGGACGCGGCGCTGTATTCAAACCCATTTACTGGCGTTCCCACAGCCGTCCTCGATACTGGCCGCCATCTCTGGAACGGGCGATTTGGTAGTGCGCTCGGCTCGGCCGCGATGGGCACCGTAAGTTTTCTCCCCGGAGCTGGTAGCGCTCTTGGTGTCGCTGGCCGTGGTGCGCTTGGTGCGGCAAAGGGTGTAGCCGGTGCTGCGGCAAAGGGCGTCGCTGGTCAAGCTGCGCGATCTGCCGCCCGGCAAGCTACCAGTAGCGGAGCACGCGCCGTCACGAATACACTGGCCTCCGCCGGTCGCCGAATGGGTTCCAGCTCGCTCGACAATGCAGCGCTGGCAGCTAACAACTACGCGCGTTCTGGCGCCCAAGCTGTTGGTAACGCGCAGCGCTCATTTGTTCAAGGCGCTGAACAAATACTTCCCGGCGGTTTCCAGTACAAATCGTGGCAACACGGACTCCAGAATCCGCTGTCTAATGGCGCAGGTGGTTGGGGTATGCGGTCGCCTGTAGCTGGCGGCCGCTATTTGCCGTCAATAAGCAAGTCAGTGCGCTCCGGCATTGACACTGTCGCGCAGAATCCGCTGAGCTCGGCTACGTTCTTCCATGATTACGGCGCTGGCGGCGCATTCGACCCAACGAATACGCAAGCGTACGACGACGCGCACAGACAATGGCTTAACGAACAATTCAAGTAAGAGTACACACTATGACACCATTTGAATTTGGCTGCCAATGCAGCCAGTTTGAAAAGCAATCGTTAAATCCAATTCTGGGCGGCTTGCTTCACGGCG